TGTGCCTTGCGCCCCGGTTACACCTTGAATACCTTGCGTACCCTGTGTACCTGTGTTGCCCTGTACGCCCTGAGTTCCTTGTGTACCCTGCAAGCCCAATAGACCCTGAGTACCTTGAACACCTTGGATTCCCTGTGTGCCTTGGATTCCTTGCGTTCCCTGAATACCAACAGTTCCCTGAGTTCCCTGCAAGCCAAGAAGTCCTTGAATTCCCTGCGTTCCTTGAGTTCCCTGCACACCTTGAATTCCTTGTGTGCCTTGGGTTCCCTGAAGTCCTTGCAAACCTTGAGTACCCTGCGCGCCCTGTGTTCCAGTAGCTCCTTGAACACCGCGAGCGCCAGCAGCAGAGACAACAATCTGAGGCGTAACCGGGCTTACATTGATGTTATCGGTCATCGAGAAACCTCAGCATTAACTTGAACAGTTCCTACACCTAAGAAGATAGCCGCACCGCTTGTTGGGGTGAGTTTAAGATCCCATTCGTACTTGCCGGGAGCGCAGTTGATTGTGGTATCAATCTGCACCTGTGGCAAAGATGTTGGGTTAAAAGTAATGCCGTTGCCAACTGTAAGAGATAGCGCAGTTGTCTTAGCGAGCGCAGATGTACGGAACTGAAGGATTGGTGTATATCCAGCCAAAGAGATCAGCGTTCCAGTTGAATCTGTATAGGAGAAAGTGATAGCCCATTCCTGAGATTGGCGAACTGTAATGTTAAGCGGATCAGGCGTTTGGCTTATCGCTTGTGATGGCATCAGGTTCTCCAATGAGTGTGTTGCATTTAGGGCAGATACGGGTGGACTTCGGTGCTGGCATCCTGCAATTAGGGCAGAACACCGCAAGCGCAGAAAGGTAATTCAGCGCATTTGAGCCTTCACTCAGTTCTGTTACTGCCCAAACCATTGCATCCATGCGGTCGGGCGATTTACTACTCACACCCGGTTCATACTCGCATAACTCATCTTCTAGCTCGGGGAAGTATCCGACCATGTGAAGTTTGCCTTGCTCAGAGAGAGCTGCAATAGGTTCTGCGCGTACTGCTTTACCGCGTGAGGCGGTGACTTTCTTTACCGGGATTGTGTTCTTTACTTGTTGCAAGAGATGAACTACCAAATCGCCGCCGTTATTCGTTTCAGCGATGATGCGGTCTGCTTTGTGTAGTTCAAAGGCATAAACGGCTTTCTCGGCCCATACTTGGGGCGAAGCCTTAAGGGTGTAATCGGCGAGGATGTAATAGTGACCGTCTGGGGTCATACCAGCGACTACGATACCCGTAGAGTCTGAATCCTCACCGCTTGTTACTGCGGGGTCAATACCGACAACGATACGAGTGAGGTACGGTGCTTTTTTTATTCTAGCGCCTTCTAGCATAGAGCGATTCCACAGAGCGCCGGGGTTATCGTCTAGGATTTCACCGAAGAGTTCTTGGCGGCCTAGTCGAGTATCAGCGTACTTGGTCTGTAAAGTAACAAGCGTTGAGGCGGCGAGGTTATCGGCGTTCTCATAGGTAGAACCGCGAGTAACAATAGTGTCGCTATCTTTAATCAGCTCTTTAATAATCTTAGTAGGGCGTGGTGTAGTTGTAACCACCGTCTGAGGATGTACGCCTAAACGAAGTCCGAACTGCAACTGATCCCAAGTATCGGGGTATTCCCAAGCCGCTAACTCGTCACACCAAGCGCCGTGATGTTGTGGGCCGCGAAGTCTGTCGGGCTTTTCAGCCGAGAAGCCTTTAATGCGCGATCCGTTAGGAAGCGTATAGGCCGAGCGTGTACGGTTGTAAGAGTTCTCGTCATAGATACCGTAGCGATTGAGTACCGAGATAATCCCCGACTCACCCTCAAAGCAGGTGTCGGTAATATCAGCCGAGGTCGAGGCTACTACTGCCCATCTCGTCTTGGGTTGTTGTAAGGCTTTCCAAACTATCCACTCCGACCCCGTTCGGGTCTTGCCCCACCCGCGCCCCGAGAGAATCAACCAGTTCTTCCAGTTCGTGTCCGGCGGCAACTGGTTCGCTCTCGCCTTGATGTTTGACCACATCACTCGCGCCTGAGCTATTTGCATCGTTTGCGGTGAGTAACGCGGCAAGGTCTCTAACTGCTCTATCAATGGATTCATCGCCTGTCCAAGTGGTTATGTCTTGTTGAATCTTGATTGCGGTATCAAGTCCAAGAAGTCTAGCCCTTCTTTCCATCAGGCGAACAATCGTGTTAATAGAAGCGTTATCGCCTTTCATGGCTTTAGGCCAAAGTGCTAGTTGAAGTCTATCTATACGATCTAATTCTTGTTCCCGTAGTTCATCTGCGGGTTGTTGCTGAGTACGCTTGATAACCCGCTTGTATGCGGCGTATGCGCCTGAATGGTCTGAATAACCTGTCTCCTCGGCAATCCTCTGCCAAGTTAATCCTGCTCGGCGCAACTCTAAGACTTTAACTTCTTTATCTACGAGTTCGGGCGCTGGTACTGCGGCGTTGTGATTTGGCATAGTGTTAATTACTTACAGTCACAAGCTCGGCTTTTAGCCCTGTAAGGTTCTCCCATCGAGTAACGATAACATCGCAATATTTAGGGTCTAGTTCTATAATTCTTGCTTGGCGCTTAGTTTTCTCGCAAGCAATTAGGGTTGTTCCTGAACCCCCAAAAGAATCCAAAACTATTTGATCTGCAAGACTTGAGTTTTGTACGGCTTTTTCTACAAGTTCAACAGGTTTCATTGTTGGATGTTCTTTATTTACGCGTGGTTTTGGAAATTCCCATACTGAATTTTGCTTACGATCTGGCGGGGTTTGATGTGCCGCGCCGGGTGTCCAGCCATAAAAAATTGCTTCGTGCTTGTAGTGGTAATCAGATCGGCCTAGAACCGAAATATCTTTCACCCAAATTATTGTGTGCCGCCAAACTTCTAATTCGTGCAAAGGTACGGCAAATGAAAGAAAAAGATTCCCTGAAGGTGCTGCTACATACCAAACCGCGCCGGGTTTTGTTACTGAATAAATAGCGTTAAAAGCCTGTCTTAAAAAGTCTGTAAGTTGTTCAAGGTTGAGATCGTCATTTTCAATCGTCAAACCATCGGTTCTTAATTTTCTAGCCTTGCGATCTGCCTCAGATGTTGCTTGAGCAATAGCCACTCCATAAGGAGGATCTGTCCATACTAAATCAACTTTTTCGCCTTGAAGCAGTTTATCCAATACGGTTACATCAGTAGAGTCACCGCAGACTAGGCGGTGTTTCCCTAGTTGCCACACATCTCCTAGTTTGGTTCTAGGCTCTGCCGGAGCTTCGGGTACATCATCTTCGTCAATAGGCTCGGTTTCTATAACCTGTGGCATCTCAAAGCCTAATTCGGCTATATCCCAGTCTTGATCTACCAATTCTAAAAGTTGTTTGGCGAGTTCAGATTCATCCCATTCGGCAAGTTCAGCCGTTCTGTTATCGGCAAGCGCGTAGGCTTTAGCCGTATCGTTATCCCAATCATCAGGAACTTCGGCTACATCAATCTCTGTCCAGCCAATAGAACGCGCAGCCTCAAGAGTTCCGTTGCCCGCTAAGACAACGCCACGGTGAACAACAAGAGGCTTGCGCTGACCGAACTTTAGCAAACTTGCGGCGATGGCATCTAGGTTGCGTTGAGAATGCTTGCGAGCGTTTCTAGGGTCTAGGGATAGCTCTGCTATTGAAATCTTCACGGTTGCCTCCCGTTAGTGAAAGTCTTGCATCGAGTAGATCATCTACGCTTGAAAGATATAACTGCCTCTGCTGATAGGTCAGGCGATTGCCGTAACGATCCTGTAAGCGTTCCCGTAGGTGAGAAAGAGCTTCATCTATTTCAGCGAGAGTGGCTTCGGCGGTTACCATATTCCTATCCTAGTTACACGCCTACCAATTATAGAGAGAATAAGTGACATAAGGGATAAAGTCAAATCCGTTGGCGGTGAGGTAACTTCTCATAAGCATCTTGCAAGTCATCTAGCTCATACCATCCATCATAGGACTTGATCTGCTCTTGCTCAATCCAGCGATAGACAGTTCGGGTTGTTACCTTGTAAAGCAACGCGGCTTGTGTGGCGTTGATTCTAGGCATCTATCATCTTTCCTAGCAATCTCCATCGCGTTGAATCCCACACCGTTCCGCAGACTCGACAAGTAACTTCTAACGCTTTCATTTGAGGATTGACTTTAAGTTTAGCGTTGCAGGGCTTTCCTTCTTCGTCAATCGTAGGGCAACTGCCGATCACAATATCCTCAGACTTATGCCCTAAAACATAGTTGATCTTATTGCTGATGCTAATAATAGTTGTAGCAAGATCAGCAATATCGCCGTACTCATCATAAGTCCATTGCTGGCGTTTGATGTGATATTCGCAGGTAACGGTTATGCGATTGATTTCTTCTCCGCGCCAAGTAATACGAGTCTCTTGGCGCATCTTTCGCATTTCTATTTCATGCTTAATAAGTGGCGTGGATATACCGCCAGTACGCAAGTGCAAGGTTTCTAATCGCACTGGTAGCGGTGGAGTTTTAGATCCCGATACTCGCTCGCCATGTGCGCCACTACTAGGAGATAACTCATCTTCTAATTCGTGATAACGCTTAGGAAATGCGCGCAGTTGATCTACCGCAAAAGACCAGCATGAATCGCAAATTGGCTTTTCAGATGCTTTACGGCAGTTAGCGCATTTCACTTTGAGCGTTTAGCCTTTAGTGTTTCTACATCGGTGCGGTTGTAATAAACCTGCTTGCCTTTCTTTTCAACCCATACCAACTGCTTGCGGTGTTGAAGTTGATGGAGATTATTCTTCGTGATCTCCAAAATCTCGCAGACAGTTTTAGAATCAATTAGTTCCATGATGACCACTCAGGTTCATCGTTTGCTACTGGCTTTGACTTCTTAGCACCGACAAGTTCAAGAGTAATGCTATCGGCCTTGATCTCTAGTCCTTGCTTTTGTGTTCCGTCTTTGGCGGTGTAGTTTGACTGCTTAAATGCGCCAGTAACTTGAACACGCTGACCCTTTGAGATGGAGTCGGCAACGAGTTCTGCTTGCTTTCCAACAACTGAAACAGAGAACCAAGTAGTGATCCCATCTGCCCAATTACCTGCCTTGTCTTTCTCGCGCGGTGTATAAGCAAGAGAGAAGCGGGCAACACCAAATGAGCCGTTCTTTCCGTCATAGAACTTGATCTCGGGATCTGTTCCTACATTTCCGCTAACTGTGATTGTTGCCATTATGCCTCCAACTTTTCGTAAGTGCCTTCATTTGATAATCGTACTATCCGACCATCTGGCAGATGATAAGGATATTCGGCGGGGTCAGCCCACGATGGGCAAATCCAACCTTTCACTTTCGCCTTTGCAGGTTGATTGTGAATACTGTTTGTGCCTAGATTGTGGCAAGCGTGATGAACTGCGATGAGATTGCAGACCTGATCTAATCCGCCTTGAGAGCGCAAGCGCCTATGGTGCAGAGCAAAGTCATCACCCGGCAAACCGCACATCTCGCAGTATCCCTTAGCTCGCTGAAGAACTGCCTCCGCTATTTTCTTATCCACGCTTTACCTGCTCCTTGAAATAAAAAGGCGCTGAGGTATAAGGGTCTTTATCGGCGGCTACTTGGAGCGCCTCTTCAAGAGTTGCGCCATGTGCCAGCGCGCCAAGAGCGAGGCTAGAACCCGATCCAATACTGTAATGACCGCTACCGTCAAGGCTAACGGCAAAATCGTCAGCCAAATCAAACACTTCACCACCAATGGCGATGAGGAAGGCAAATCGGGTTTCTTCATCTTTGTCACCTTCTAATCTAAAATCATTATCTTTGAAACATTGCTTGAGAGATGGAACTACCTTAGCGATCATAAAGTGATACAGGTCTTTCTTGTCTGCCGCCGTAGGAGTTGGTGGAGTCCAAATGTGTTGGGCTATATCGCAAGCCGAACTTAGCCCGCTTCCGGCGATGAGATACTGACCGCGCTCGCTGACTTTAACCATGCGAGGATGTGAAAACTTGCGATTAGCAGTTACTTGGCTATCTGCGCCTATGACTACGCGATCTTCGTATTGGATCGCAACTATCGTGGTCATGAGCATACCTTACACCATTGTAATTAAATAAGGGCGGGAGCTGAGAACTGGAGGGATCTCTGCTCAACCGCCCTTTGCCCTAGTGGAACGGCACTAGGAACATCAGTACCAGTAGTGGCTATGCCAAAACTGAAGAGCCTTGCAGGGTGAGCCGTATCTGTCCCGGACATAGTTCAACCCTACTAGGATTTGCTTTTCAACAGTTGCCTTTGGGTTAAGTCCTAGCCTCTGCGGAATACCGCCAGCATAGAACTTGATCCACTTGCCATTGATAAGCATTTTAACAGGTGTGTGGTTCTTGGCATCAGGCCGCCAGTTAGACTCATTTTGCCAAAGAGTCTGCAAGCAACCCCATTGAGAAGCCCACCCATAATTATTTAATTGTAGTTTTGCATAATGCTTTGCCGCCATTGGTGTTCGTTGAACGAACATTTGCTTTGGTGCTAGTGCGTATGACGGATTAGCAAGCGCGAGTCCTACCGCTATTGCGGCTACTAGAAGGAGTCGTGCCTTTACTCTCAGCGCGCGCCAATCTCTCCCCTGTCTAAGACTTCGATGGCGTTGCCTCCATTGATTGTAGTTTGCATTGCTGCATCCCCTTTCTTTGGTTGTGCGGTTATTGTAGAGCAAGCGGAGCATTTTTTCTCAAATACGATCCATTCTCCGCAGGATTTACACCTGCCTATGTTCCATTCGGTGTTCATGCGATTAAATCATCCACTAGCTCTTCAAGCATCTGAATATCGCCCGAGTTATCAAGAGTGCGGTCAAAGATCCAATCATCCATTGCCGTTTCAGAAGTATGCTCATTAGCCGCGTAGATTCCCCGGCGATTTATGCGCCACACTTCTCCAAACATCCACTTGATCTCTTGGGCTTCGTCAGGGAATCTAACATCGGTCACTACGATCTTATCGCCAATCTCAACATCGCCTAACGCCATCTCGATCCATAACTGCGGATCAATGATATTGCGACCTACTTCAGTACCTAGCACTTGAAGCAATCGGCGAACTTCGGGAACTTTCTTAGCCGCTTCCCAACCAAAGTCATCAAAGTATTCTGAAAGATGAAGTGGGAACTCAGCTCGCACCGAAATAATCGGATCAAGTGCAAACAAGCACTCTCTGATCTTGTCGGCGAAGGCTACGCGCTTATAGCCGTGATGCTGAACAAGAATGTTAGCAACTGTATCTTTGCCGGCCTGAGCGTACCCAGATAGTCCAATAATCATTTGCAATCCTCACAATAGTTAGGGGTTCGTAAATACTTGCTTGCGGTGTAATACACCTTTGAGCAATGAACGCAACGCGCTTGCTTTAAATTAGTTCTACGGCTTGACGGCGATCCTTGAGTGAGCCAAATCCACATCAAGAACATACCTGTTGCCATTCCAAGATAACCAAGAATCATTTGGCCTCCTCTAAACATTGCTCGCAATCTTCTTTCATCAGCACCAAACAAAGGCAACCCTTTTCGTCACAAGTATTGCCGTGTTCGTAGCACACATCAGGATTCATTACTGACCTCCCCAACCTGTACCGCGAAATACTGCGGGCGTTGCTTGGAACTGCTTGCTCATTTGCTGACCGCACTGCGGGCAGTTAGGTATAGAGCTATCTTCAAAGGATTGGTACATCTCAATCATGGACTGATCGGCAGGGCATCGGTATTCGTACTGAGGCATTAGAAAAGTCCTGTCTGTGAGATGGTGGATGCAACCCAAACAATGCAGTCATTGTCGTTTTCATTCTTGCGAGTTTTGCCGGAATCGTAGATCAAGCCATCCTTGAGTAACTTGCCGCGAGTTGGGCGAACGGTATCGCCACTCATCATCAGGACATTTTGTATTTCTTGATCTGTTGCCCCGTGTTCTCCGCGACCAAGGATAAGGTTGAAAACAAGGGATTTGTAAGTAGGTACGCGCGGCGCGGCTTTGATCTGCGCTTGGATAGAAGTGGCTCTCATTTTGTCTCCTTGTAACTAGATGGAGACTTGCCAACCTTGTAAGTGTTGGATTTTTCGCTAGGAATTCCTAAGCGACTATTTTCAATCAGCCTTTTATTTCTTTCCAACGCTTCTTTGGCGCGCTTAATATTTTTTTTATTCATCGCTGACCCAACGCAATCTGCGCGCAGAGATCCTGCACCTGCAAGAGCGAGTTCTCTAGTCCGTTTTTCACAATCTGCTTACGGCGCGTTGTAAGATCAAGGGCGCAAATTTCCCCGTAGATCGCCAAACGAACGCGAGCCTGAATAGCCTTAACCATTTGCTCAACAATTTCTTGACCTTCGGGAGTATCAAGCACAAGTTTTGTGCCGTCAATTTTCCAATGATTTTCCTTGCACATAAACTTAGCCATTTAGAGCCTCCTCAATAAAGAATACGAGTTGTAAGAAAGCACATCCTAGTAGTGGGATGCCAATAAGAATTAATGCGGTCATTTATGCCACCTCTTTATACACATATTTGCGTACCCAAAGCTGAGCATTTTTGATTGAAGAATGAAATTGCTTGGTTGATTCATCAATAGCTACTGAACAAAATCCAAACTTCTCAACCATCTCAGGATCAACTTTGCCTGAATACCACTCGTTAGGGCCGCCGTTATATACAATAAATTGATTGTCTGAGGTTTTATA